GAAAACTTCAGGGAACTTCGACTTCACGCGAGCATCGATTTGCTCGAAATATTCATCAGAGCGGGGGTCTACCCCGGTATTGACTAGCTTTTGATGCAGCCCTAGTGCGTAGCTGGTAATTTCTTCGAACCCGTTTGCTCCGAACCACTGGTTTTTTGCTTGCCAGCGCAAGGTTTTTTCGTCCGGTTGAACACGTTGGGGTTCTTGTGGGGTAGTTTGTACCTCAAAATTTTCATCTTGTAAAGGGGTTGGACGAAAATTTTTCGCAGCCTCCATTTTCATCTTGGCTTCGAGCAACGCCTCTTGGGCAGCAAGGATGGCATCTGAGTCAAATGCTTCCTGTGCAGCCTTGTAGTCACGGCGGGCTTTCTCCAGCTCAGCTTCGGCAGCGGTTTTGGCCATCTGCGTGTACTGTTCGGTGCCTGTGTTGACGTTTTGGCGCAGCTTTTTGTTTTCTTCCAACAAGCGCTGTGTAAGAACCTCAAGCTCTTGCTTTTCCCTCAAGGTGGCTTCTTTGGCTCTGCGTTCGTCGTGACGAGCATGTGTTAACTCCTTGATACGCTTTTGCGCACCTTGGGTGTACTGCTCAATCTCATCGTCAGTCGGGTCTTCGACCTCTCTGTCTAACGGTTTACGCCCACGATCTTGCTCGGGGGTATCGTCAATGATGGAGACTTCAACATCATCTTCGTCGGGGGTGACGATTTCAATGTCGATGCTTTTGTCATCAATCTCGTCAGGGAACTTAAATTGTTCTCCGGCCATATCTGCTCCTTTAAGCGCGGGTTACACCGCGAGGGTCTTGCACAACACATTCCACTTGGTCATCGTTGATGACGCGGAACTCTTTTCCAAATATCTTGAATCGCGTACCTGAGTACGTACGTACCAAGACGAAGTCGCCTTCTTTGCACCAAGCGCCTGTAGGGAACTTCTTGGGGTCTTTGTACGCATCTGGCCCAACACGCATGACAAACAACACCGTAGTGGCGTGTTCTTCTTGACGTAGGGTCGTTGCATCTCGAACTAAGTCGAGCGATGTTCCAGCAACTTTTTCATCCACGGGAGGGACGATACACAGGATTTTGTAGCCTGTGGGTACCGGAAGTGCGGAGGCTTTTGTTTCCTCTGACGCTTCTGGCTCTGGGGCATCCAATGGTTGGATGGAGGGCGGTAACTGAATACCGGGAGGCAGGAGTATTTCACTCATCTGTGTCTTCCACTTTCTTTGCAAGGTCGAGTAAGTAAGCCTCTGCGATGGCTAGACCATGAATCACCCCGCAGAGTTTTTGATATTGCTCGAACGACTGACAGGTGCCATTGGCCATGTCATCTGTGTAGTTGTTCATATCGGTACGTATTTTTTCGCGCAATACGCGTGCGAATTCATCGATCATTTGTTAGGCTTCTCCTTGGTTTGATTGCGTGCTTGATCCGCACGAATAGCAGCTTGCTCACGCTGATGTTCTAGGTTCTGACGGTGCACCTCTTGTTTATGCGTCAGTGTTTGATTGTGTTGTTGCGCGGCCATCACAGTTCTTGCCTGCATGGCTGCGAGTTCTTGTTGCGCACGAGCCGCCGCTACGCGTGGGTCTTCGCCTTTGGCTGCACGGGCTTGGTCCACTTTTGCGGCGTAATCGACCTTGAGCTTTTTCTCCTCCAAGTGCATCTTGTCGGTTTTTTCTGCGGCGTCGATCTGTAGTTTCTTTTGTGCAATCGCAATGTCGGCCTGAGTCTTTTGCGCTTTGATCTGCACCTCTTGCTGTTTGATCGCCAACTCTTTGGCCTGCATCTGTAGCACAGGGTCTTGTGCTTGCTGTTGTGCTTGGGCTTGTGCAGCCTGCGCTTGGCTTTGCTGGAGCACTTGATTGGCCGCTTGCGCCATCATGGTTGACAAGGCCAACTCGATCTCTGGTGGTAACTTCTCGTCTTCTGGAGGCAGTGGCATACCCAACTGTTGCTCGATCTTGGCACGGTAGGCGTAGCCAACGTGCTCTGCAATGTGTGCCATCATGGCCGCTTGCATCTGTGGCGCTTTCGGGTTTTGCCCCACCAACTGCTGCACGATTGGGTCGTTAATCATCGACATATGCACCTTGATATGCGCATCGTGATCTTGGTGCATGAACGCCTTCATTGGCTCGCCACGCAGCATCGCCATGTTTTCTGACACAGGGTCTTTTGGCTTCTCGTCGTCTGGCAGCGGGATTAACTTGTCTGGGTTCTTAATGCCGAGCACCTCCAGCATCCTGCGGTGCAGTTGTGGCATGTCGTAAATATCCGGAGCCATCTGCGCCATCTGAATGACCGCTTGGTACTGGACAACCCGCTGGCTCATGGTCGCAGCATTTGGGTCGCTCACGGGAATAATGTCTACGTTCTCGTAGTCCTCGTGGCGTGCGCCGCGTGTGCCTTTTTCTGGGTCAAAGTTATAACTTGGGCTGGCGTTGTCACGGATGATCGTTGCCAACAGCCCCAACTCTTGCTTGAATGTGTAGTGCAGACGGGCTTGAACCGCTGTCATCACTTTGAGCTGGCGCTCCAAGAGAGCGAGCGTTGTGCCCACCGGTGCTTGAGCAGACATGTCGGAGACTTGCATATCTGCAGTAGCCGCAAAGCGGCGGCCTTCTTCCACGATTTTGTCTAGGAGTCCAGCCAAAACTGCACTTGGTTCCTTGTAGGGCAAGGGCAGAATATTTTCACGCAGAGCGCCTGAGCCGATGTCTACGTCACGGAATTCTCCGGGTGCTATCGGTGTGTCATCACCCTTAATGCGAAGTCCACGAGACTTGAGGCCCCCGGGGAGGTTCGATAGTGTTCCCGCATCCACCAACTGACGCATGATGCTTGTGGCGGACTTGGCAAAGCCACCGATGAGGTGGAAGAGTCCAAAGCCGTAGGCTCCGAAGCCGGGGATGTATTGGTAGTGCACGAAGTGCTGGCGCTTGAGTCGATACTCATCGTCTTCTTTCCAGTTACGGCGGATTGCCAGTATGTCGTTTGAGCCTTTAAGGATGGTGACCACGTAGGGCAGCGCGATGCCTGTGACTTCTCCATCTTCATCCACGTCTTCGTAGCCAACTAAGTCCAAATCTGCATGGCACTCGTATAGCACGTAGCGATCATCGTTGAGGTCAGAGAATCCGGTCTCTTTGTCTTTGGCTTTCTTGATATCGTCTTGCGACGCTTTCATTGGGTCTGGCAACTCAATGTCGCGGTAGAACCCAGCTTGCTGTAGCTTGATGATCTCGTTCTTAGTCTTGCGCATGACGTGGGTCACGCGATAGCAAGTGTCCATATCCGTCGCACCATAGGGCAGGATGATGTCCTCTGCAGGCACAAACATAGAAACTTGGCGACCGATATTGGGGTCTTCGTAGACTTTCTTGAATGCTGAACCGGTAGCAGGCAGCGACCACAACATACGCTCTTGCTCTGGACGGAACTCTTTCATCACTTCCGTCAACTGGTAGTTCATGTCTTCCTCGACACGCTGCGCAGCCTCTTTCTTTTGTGGCGTTTCTTTGCCAATAATTTTTGTGCGCACAGGCCCTTGCGCTGGGAACATCTCTGTGATCGTCTCGCTTTGGAAGCGCACCACAGCTTCTGTAATCATGGGGTGGAACACACCTGACGCACCGTTCCATGGCTCTGTTCTTTCCTCATACTGCAAGCCCAATAGTTTGAGTCCCTGTGTATAAGCTTTCTCCCAGTCCTTGCGTGAGTTCTTGTCGTTCTCAATGTCGCTAACCAAATCGCCAGCAAACGACTCCATCGCGCTATCAGACATTTCTTCTGCCAAGTTGGCATTAAAGTCATCGCCCTCTTCTTCGCCGGGGATGATGCTGATGTCTAGTCCATCTGCGTGGATGTTGACCGCTTCTGGGTCAACAATCTCTATCTCAAAATCTTCTGGCTGGTCTTGCGCCAAGTCCTCAAGGCCTTGCGGTTGTGTGTATAGCGCTTTGTCGATGTTGGTTGCCATGTTGGTCCTCAGTAGTAAGCGTGCTGCCTACGTTTAAAAATTATTGGCTCATCTTTCTCGTCGGTATCGAGCGATATGAACCCGCCTTGTCTAAACCGCATCAGTGCTTGGGATGTTGTATCGACGAAGTCGTCATGCTCTCCAACTGGGAACGCTGCTACTTCCTCGATCACCTCACGCGCCCAGCGCGTATCTGGTGCCCACACCATGCCAGATGCAAACAAGTCCGCAATCGCGTTCAATCGTACCATCTTGTCGTTGCCACGGCTAGGGTTTGTCTCCCATGCAGGTATACCCATGGCTCTGAACTCTTGAATTAGCGGTGCGCCAGCAGACTTTTTCTCCACGATGAACGCATCAGGCTCCCACTCTTTGTAGTGCTTGAACGCCACGGCCTTTAACTCGGGGAAAGTCATGCGGTCTTTGAACGCATCGAGCAAAATAATCTGCGCCTTGTGCCCTTCTTCCTCGTTGTAGAACACGCCCCACGTTGTGCACGCGCTGTAGTCGGAGTTTGTCTTGACCTCGTGCGCCGTATCCCATGACTGGATGATGTAGTCACACATGGGCGGGTCTTCTGGCTCCCAAATTCTCCACATCTTGCGTGAAATCACCGCGCTGTTGTCCGACGTGGGCTGCTGCATGTACTGCGCGTTCCAATACCGTGGGTCGATACTGGCTTTTGTCGCCTTTAGTGCGCCAAGGGACCACTGCTCTGGCCACAACGACTTCTCGTTGTCTGTGCCTTCGTGCAATATGGCCGGCAACTCCACAATCTCCCAAGGTATGGACTCGGGGTTCTTGGTTTGGTAGTCAATCAGGCGTCCTGTGAGGTCAAGGAGTGACCAACGGGTCATGATGACGATGATCGCACCGCCCGGCATCAGACGCTGCAACGGGCCCGTTTGGAACCACGACCACGCCGTGTCAAACGCTAGACGCGAGTTGACTTTGACGTCTTGTTCCGAGTGAGGATCGTCAATAACAAACAAATCGGCACCACGACCAGCCAGAGCACCCCCAACGCCAGCAGCGTAATACTGGCCCCCAGCAGAGGTAGACCATTTACCGGCAGCCTTTTGGTCATCTGCCACATGAGTCGATGGAAAAATCTCACGGTACTCCTCTGTGTCGATCAAATTTCGCACCCGACGACCAAAGTCTTCGGACAGACCTGCAGTGTGCGTGCCCATGATGATCTTTTTATTAGGGTATTTACCTAGAAAGTACGCTGGGAACAGGTAAGAACTGAATTCTGACTTACCCATACGGGGTGCGATGTTGATAATCACGCGCTTTTTCTTGCCGTTGATCACGTCTTCGAAGATTTTTGCCAGCTTTTTGTGCTGCGGCCCCACTTTAAAGCCCGGATAGACGTGTTTTGCAAAGTCCAGCATGTGG